ATAACCTGCTGAACCTAATCCTGTAACAGTAGAAGTAAATTGTGTAACAGGCACAGACCCCGGTGAAATTTGTTGTAAAGAATAAATTTGTGTAGATAAATTTATAATTGTTGAAGGTAAAACACCAATATCACGAGATAAAGATGATAAATTAAATATAGAATTTTGCCAACTTATATTTCCAATACCATCGGTCGCTAAAACAAAATTTGTTGATATTGGAAAATTAGTATTAGGATCAATTGCTAATAAACTTCTATAAATGGTTGGATCCATTTGCGCTCTACACTATGAAAAGAATCAATACCAATAGTAAGTAGCGAACATGGTTGGAAATGGAGGACTATTACAATTAGTAGCAGTTGGAAAACAAGATGTTTTCTTAACCGGAAATCCTCAAATCACTTGGTTTAAAATGGTATATCGTCGTTATACAAATTTTGCAGTAGAGTCACAAGCAATGTTTTTTGATGGTGATCCAGATTTTGGAAAACGTTTGTCTTGTTTGGTTCCTCGAAGAGGTGATTTGTTAGGTCCTCTCGTTTTAGAAGTAACTTTACCAGCACTTACTCTGACAAATGGAACACCCGTTTCGTATGTAAATTCCATCGGTCACGCTTTGATTGATACGATTACTCTAGAAATAGGAGAACAAGAGATTGATACACAAACTGGTGAATGGATGGAAATTTGGTCTAAAATGACGACAAGTGCTTCCATTAGAGATGGTTTTAATGATATGATTGGAACGTATGATGGATATACGACACCACAGAATTTTGGCCCATTAAAATTATATATTCCTCTACGGTTTTGGTTCTGTAAGAATCCTGGCCTTGCTTTACCTTTACTTGCTTTACAATATCATCCAATTCGTATCAATCTTAAATTAAGACCATTACAAGATTTATTCTATAGTCCTGACTTAGCAAATGCTGCGACATGTAATACATTAGCAGTAAATCCTGTGAAAATAACTGATTTACGACTCTATGGTGACTATGTATATTTAGATGTTGAAGAACGTAGAAGATTTGTAAGTAATACACATGAATATTTAATTGAACAAATTCAATATACACCTTCTATTTCAATACCAATTGGTTCCTTAACTTCTACGGTTCCTCTTGAATTTAATCACCCAATTCGAGAACTCTTATGGGTCTTTCAAAGATCTCAAATGGTAACAAACCACGAATATTTTAACTATAGTAATTTAAGTTTAACCGAAACAGGATTGAGAAGTGATTTAATGGCGGATGCTATTTTACAATTGGATGGATATGATAGATTTGATCGTCGTGATGCTGGTTATTTCCGTTTAGTTCAACCTTATCAACATCACAGCGTTGTGCCGAATAATGCTTTTATTTATAATTATTGTTTCGCTCTACGACCTGAAGAGTTACAGCCATCTGGTTCTATTAACGCAAGTCGTATTGATAGTTTTGTTTTACAAATGAATATTACTGCTGATGGTTCTACGGCACCAGCAAAAGGAAATATGTATACTCGTGTATATGCTACCAATCACAATGTATTACGCATTGTGAACGGGTTTGGTGGCCTATTATTTACAATATAATAATAGGGCTATAATGGCATCAGTAATGAATCCTTTACCAATGATAGCAAATCCTGTAGGAACAATTATGAATAATTTACCACCATTTCCTTTATGGTTATTTCAATTATTATCAACATTTCCAATAACAGGTTTACTAGGAGTTGACCATATGGCAATTGGCTCGTCACTTACCGGTTTTACAAAACTTTTTCTAAATATATTCACATTAGGTTCTTGGTATTTTTACGATATTATTCAAGTATATAATACAGAGAATTTACGTGATAAAGGTCTAAATATTCCTTTCTTAGAATGGGGTAACATTGGTGCTGGTAGAATAGATGATACAAAATCAAAAGAACTTACAAAGAGTTCTAAATCTTGGTTATATTTACTAATTACTTTACTGTTTGGCTCAGCTTATTATATAACCACATTCTTTTTAACCAAAAAAACTGATACTTTATCAATAGCCTTACGTTTTGCTAGTTCATTGTTTATGTTTGTTTTTATTGGTCTTGCTTTATTTACTGCTTTTTCCTTTTCATCTCCTTCTATGAATTTATTTAAAATACCTACGTATCAAAATTCAAATCAAGCCTTAGGTAATTTATATTCGACAACAGGCATCATACCCAATAAAACTTCATCTTCAGCAGTAGGAAAAATTTTATCATCACCAACTGCTTTTATGCGTGGAGGACAAGGAGGAGGAGGTGCTCTAGATTTAAATGATTTACGAATAGCTGCTGCTTCTATAATAGAAGGACAAGACGGAGGTGGTTCAAATCATTATATATATCTTGGAACATTATTATTATTACTTCCAATCTCAGGTTTTATAAGTTATACTTTAAGAAAAAACAAGATGTCTAAAAAGAATGAAGTATTTAATGAATCAAACTGAATTTGAGATTTTAATTGGAAAACAAGAACCTCTTGATCCTTCAGTTCCTGTGCCTGATTTAAGTGTGATTTACTTTACTGCTTTATGGTGCGGACCTTGTCAAAAAATTGATAAAGAGTTTTTGTCAAGATCACTAAGCACTATTAACTTTTTAATATGTGATATTGACCAAAACGATTATACGGCTGGATATTGCGGTATTCGTAAAATACCAACCTTTATGATTATTTATAAAAAAGAAATAGCAAAGGTATTTTCCTCTACAAACACATATGAAATCGTTCAACAGATAAATACTTTTATTCAAAGCACTTTATAGATAGGATACTATGATTTATGATTACTGTATAATAGGAGGTGGCATTGCCGGCTTATATTGTGCTCTAAAATTAATTGAAAAAAATTCTGTATTACTTTGTGAGAAATATTCTACTTTAGGAGGAAGAGTATCAACATTTTATAAAAATTTTTATAAAGGTTCTATACAATATGAAGAAGGTGCTGGGCGTATTTCATCAAAACATACTTTAGTAATAAATCTAATAAAAAAATATAATTTAACATTAATTCCTATATCACCAGAATTACATTACAAACAAAATGGTTCTACACCTATTACAGAGAATTTATTTGAACCTGCTCTAAATATATTTTTTGAACCATTACATAATTTGCCAGAAAGTGTTTTACAAAAGAATACAATTCGTGAATTGCTAGAAGAAATTCATGGTAAGGAGAAGACAGATGCTTATTTGAATCGTTTTCCTTACAGAGCAGAAGTAGATGTTTTACGAGCAGATGTAGGTTTAGAAGTATTTCGTAATGAAATGGGGTCACATGAAGGTTACTATGTTGTCAAAGAAGGATTAAGTGCTTTAATTAAGGGAATGAAAGAGGAATTTATTCATTTAGGTGGTAAAGTGGCAAATGAATATGAATGTATTAATATTACTAAAAAACAAGATACTTTTGTAAGTGAATTTTTATCTGGTAAAAATAAAAAATTAATACATATTAATTCTGAAAAAGTGATTTGTGCTTTACCTTCAGAAGCTTTAAAGAAGATACCTTGTTTTAAAAATTATCAATCTCTAAAATATGTTAAAATGGAACCATTGTTACGAATATATGCTGAATACCCAAGACCTTGGTTTTCTGGGGTAGGAAGAATCGTAACAGATACTCCTATACGATATTTTTTACCTATGAGTGGGAACCTTGCTATGGTATCTTATACAGATTCAAGAGATACTGAGATATATCATAAAATTATTAAAAGTAGTAGTGAAAATGCTTTAGGATCCGTTATACAAAAACAGTTGAAAGAATTATTTCCTACTATAGAAATACCTAACTATAGGTTTTTCAAAACTCATTATTGGAAATACGGCGCCACCTATTGGCTTCCTGGAGAGTATGATGTTAAAAAAGAATCATTAAATTCAATCAAACCTTTTAAATCAGATCTGTATGTTGTAGGAGAATCATTTTCTTTAAAACAAGCGTGGATGGAAGGTTCTTTGGAACAATGTGAAGTATTTTTTAAAACATATATGTAGATGGTTGATAGTCATTTTATAATCGCAGTGTTCCATATATTATTTGTTGTGCCGTTCCTAGGATATATATTTATTCAAAGAGCCGCTACTCCAGAATGGGTTTACACTTTACTTTTCTTTTTAGGTTTATTTGTATTAGTATACCACACATTTAAAAGTGTTATGAAATATATTAGTAAATCTTCTTCTTTATGGGTAAATCTTATACATGTATTTATAATGGCTCCTTTAATGATTTATATTGGTTATTATTCAAAAAAGACTCCTAGAGCCGCTTATGAAATGTTAGGATTAATTACATTTGCTGCTCTTGGTTATCATACTTTTAGCATTATACGGATGCTTCAAACACACGATGATTCATCTGATAAGTAATGATAAGTGACGATAAGTAATGATAAGTGACGATAAGTAATGATA